CGCCGTACTCGACGAACTTCCAATACGACGCCATTTCCATCGCGACCTGTGCGACCTTCTGCTCTACCGGCAACTCCGCGAAGCCTACCGACTGACGCAGGTTGAGCGTAGCCTTAGCGTCAACGCGCTCAATACCTTCAACCGTCAGCTTGATGACATCCTGCATCCACCTGATCAGCGCCGCGTTCACGTCAGAAGATCGCGACAGGCTGAACTCCTTAGTCACGTCAGCACCGACGCCCAGTACGAGGCCTTCTATCTCCGTGGTAAACTTCATGCAGGTAAATATCGCAACGCGAAAATCTATGCACTACGGCATCGCCTTCATCAGCAACAGCGCGTTCATGAACTCCCGCGCTGGCATGTTGAAGACCTGCTCCATGCGCAGCGGATCTTTTCCGGCCATACGGTATACCACGCCCACCCAGCCGTAGTTTGGCTTCTTTACGCCTTGGCCGTTGTCGTCGTCTTCCCCTGATCCGTCAAAGACTTCCGCATAATCGTCAACAAAGGCTCTGAAAGCTGCAAAAAAAAAGCGGCATAACCCCAAACATCACCCATGTTCATTTGCAACATCGCCTCTGCGCGTTGCTTGTGCCCCTTTCCGTCGTATGCCTTCGGCCACCACTTCCACACCCTGCACTCGCGTGAAAGCGTCGCCAAGATCAGGTGCAAGTTGTCAATCACCCCCTGCTCGCTGCTCATGTCGTAGGAGTACAACTCCACAAGCTGCCCCGCGCTAATTTCGTCGATGAACCACTCAAACCGATACCACTTTCCGGCGACCTTGGCGTGACGCTTGGCAGCCAGCGACGATAGCGATTTGCTCGCCGCGTTGATCTCACCATAGCGCTTGTTGACCTCCGCGATCGTCATCTTCTTGACCTGCTCGATTGGGATGCCGTCAAGAACGGCGATGACGCCGATCTTTTTGTCGCTGGTCGTGTAGATGCTATTGGCCTCGATAGATACAATGCGTTGGAACTGGTCGACGGTGATTCTGTTCAATATACTCATGACAGCAGCTTTTGTATTTTCTCAAACGTGGCCTCGCTTTGTGTCCACACACCAAGACCGTGGGAGTGTTCAAAGTTATGCTTATACCCCTCCAATTCCGCGAAGAACCTGCCAACGTCGTGTGGGAAGCTAATTGTGTCGTGGAACAAAACAACGCCGTTAGGGTTGAGGAATGGCAGCCACGTCGTATAGTCGTTTTTCACCGCGTCGTAGGTATGCAAGCCGTCGATGTGTAATATGTCGATCTTTTTTTCCCAGCGCTTGGCCACGTCGTCGAAGTAGCCTTTGATGAAGTAGAGGTTCTTCATCTTCAACGTCGCCCGGAAGTGTTCACGCAATCCCATAACGTGGTCATAGGTGCTGCGCTTTCCTGCGTGTTCGTCGCCTTCAAATGAATCGATGCCGTAAACCTTGCCGTGGCCAAGGACAGCAAAGCAGAAGGTCGAGAATCCGTAGTCAACGCCAAGGTCGACCGTTACCTTTGGTTTAAGCGCGTCGGTTAGGTGTATCGCAAAGTTGCCATGCCCCTCCCACGCCGTCGGCTTGGCAAGGATCATCTGATAGAAGTGTTTGACTGCGTGCATGGTGCAAATTTACTACATGATGACATACCTGCCCCCAGCGTTGGCAGATAGCTTGTTTAGCGCCACGTACCTGACCGCGTCAATGGCGTGGTTGTATCTATCTATCGGCACTCCCAGCGAAGCACCTGTCTTGTCCGTGTCCCACGTGTAGTTGCGTAGTTCCTTGATGAGATTCGTCGATTCACGCGTGACCAGTAGCGGCTGGCGCTTCAAGATGTCGATGCTGTTCCTAATGCTATCCGCGCCCTTCGTAGCCGGGTGGATGTTGAAGCCAAGGCGATGCACCTCCTCGATGCTCTTGGGTTCAGCACTGTCTGCGATAATCGGCCACGACCTGCCAATGCCTAACTTGCGCAAATGGTCAGCAATGTCCTGGTTCGTCAGGCCGTTCTGGTAGATCAGTTCATGCAGGAGGATAGCGCTGCCTCGCTTGTAGACGGCTACCACCGCCGTAGGGTCATTCGTGTATCCCCAGTCCAATCCGATAGCGACAAGCTTATCGCCTGCAAAGTCGATGCCGTCGACCTGCTGCCAGTCGTCGAAGACCACGCCCTGTAATGATCCGACCTCACCCAAGCCATAGACCTTCCACCAGTTCGCCCAATACGTCGATGTCGCCGCTTTGTCGCGTGCCTTCTCGATTTCCTTGACAATGGCAGGATCCAGTGCCTCGTTGTCGCGGTAGGTAACGACAATGAAGTCGCTGCCCTTGTCCTCGATTAACTCGCGATGCGCCCAGAACTCGCTGACTGGGTTGAAGTCAATGTAGATGCACTTCTTGGTTCTGATGGCCAGTTGGTGGTATGCCTCCCACGCTATGTTGTTGGCTTCGTTCACGAACAGGATGTCGCGCCTTGCTCCTCGCATCTTGTCGCTCTGGTCTGCGCTGAAGAACTCGATGTAGCTTCCGTGTGGGAAGTCGTAGCGCAGCAGCGATTTGTTGAACCATGCATCCTCGTACAAGCCGATGCCCTTTAGCATCCGCAGAAAGTCCTTGAGCGCACCACGACGGAGGTGTGGTATCGATTCCGCCACGACGCTGATTTCATATGGCGGGTTTGTTGCATCGGCTGCAAGGCTGTACAGAATCGTGAGTATCGCATACGTTTTCCCTGCGCTGCTTCCACCTTGTACGACACGAACGCGCTTGTGCAGGTTAGCTATCCTGTTGGTTGCTGTCGTCTGGATTATCAACGCGCAGTTTTAAGCCTGTCCATATTGGCCGCGATTCCACTGTCGCTGCCAGCTCCTGCTTCGGCAAACCGTACACCCGCGATAGCAAGGTTTCAAGGCTGTACAACGTTCCCTTCTCGATGCTCTTGCGCATTGCCGATGCGATGGTCTTCTCCAATATCGTGGCTTTTGGATTGTCCCACACCTGCTTCAATTCGTCCACGGTCATCGCCATCATATTCTGGATGGTGTCGTTGATTTCGGAACGCTTGTAGCCGTGTTCCACCAGCAGGGTCACGTACTTACGCGGCCTTCCGTTGGGGTTGCCTGACTGCCCTTTTTCAAATGGCTTGTTATTTGGTATCGGATTGCTCACGGCTGTTAGTCGGCTGTTTTGTACGGCTGTCCGTTCCTCTTGACCTCCAAGGTCGGGTCAAGTTTAAGCATCCTGTCCACGATGACTTGGCAGTACTTCGGGTCAAGTTCCATTCCGTAGCACTTGCGGTTGAGTTGGTGTGATGCTACCATTGTTGAACCGCTGCCTGTGAAAAAATCTACTACAATAGAGCCACTATTGCTACTTATCTGCAATTCATTTGAAATCAGTTCTATGGGTTTCATTGTTGGGTGCAGTCCTGTTTCTCTACCAAATTCTAAGCACCTTGAATAGTTTACATTTTGCAGTGAGTTATTCCAAATAGCGGATTTGCGAAACAACAAAAGATATTCAATGTCTGGTCTATGGCTATCCGCAATAGGCAAAGCATTTGGTTTTTTCCAAATCAAAACATTGAAAGAATATCCTGCATCCCTTGCCCATAACAAATAATCAGGCAAAAGTTCCTTGTTGCAAAAAACATAAGCATTCATTTTTTTATTATTGAACACTATTGGCAAAGTTTGCAAAAAATCTGATGGATTAAAGTCCGCAATAAATTCGATGTCTTTGCCTTGTTTTCTTAAGCCCTTACCTATCTCCCCTTTGCATCCACCTTCCGTTTCTATTTTGTATGGTGGGTCTGTAAATACCATATCTGCCTTTTGCCCATCCATCAACTTCGCAACGGCATCGCTATCCGTACTATCCCCGCACAATAGCCGATGCTCACCAATCTCAAACAAGTCGCCCAGCACGATGTCGGTCTGCACTTCGTCAGGCATTTCAAAGTCATCCTCCTCCGCTTCCAGTTCCTGCACCTGCTCAAACTCGGGAAGGTCAAGACCCCACTCGTTTAGTTCATCGGCATCCCACTCATTCGCCAGCATATCCCAATCCCATTCGCCGCCGCTGACGTTGTCTTTGATGATGAACTGCCGTTGCTTATCCTCATCCCAATCCACCACTTCAATCGGCACTTCCTTCCATCCTGCTTCGCGCATTGCCTTCAACCGCATATTGCCACCCAGCACGACCATATCCGTGTTGACTACGATTGGCCGCACCTCGGCCATCTCGGGAAGGTCTTTAATGCTTTGCACCAGCTTCTTGAACTTGTCGTCCTTGATAATGCGCGGGTTGTTCGGGTTCGGATTCAACTCGCCAATGGCTACCTTCTTCATGCCTCCATGTTTGTAACGATGTCAATGATCTTCTCAATCACCGCAACCTTGGCATGCAGCGCGTTGGGTGCTGTGCTTTCCTCCAGTGAATCCAATACGTTTGACAGGTTGGTCAATAAATGTCCACGATCCTGCCAGTCCAATGCTCGCGCGTCCTGTTCAATTGTAATGTCGGGTTGGTGTGTCATATCTATAAATATCATTCAGTCGCAAATCGTGCGCGTGATTCCTGTGCATCCGCCATCATCTCCT